AGCTTCTAGTATGGATGGTTCCAGGTCAGTGTCGCCATATTCCCTAACAATGAGATCGAACTTTCCGTACTTGTCTATCTCTGATGTAGACGGCTGAATATTCTCAACAGATAGTTTTATTCTTGTGTTAGTGTAGGATCCGTCTCCGAGGGCATGCACTCTAAACAGGCTGTACTTGGTGCCACCATAATCTTGTGATATCACATAGGGTGCTGAAGCATTTGTAAATCTCTCTTCAAAGCATTCGAAGTCTGGGATTGTTGCGCTGCCCGCATTCCGACCCAAAGATGAGGTAACAATGAAAGCTGCTGGCTCGTAACTTGCGCCGTCGATACCACAAGCTTCCCAGTCGATATTGTTTCTAGTGAGGCCTGAGCTTGTAAGAACTGCCAGGGCTGGGTGGATGTCATAGTGAGTATAAAGAAGGTGACCTTTTTCCTCGAAGAGCTCCGGCTTTGTATTAAGAACATTGGCAAAATACGCGTCCTCTCTCATGTCAAAAGAGCAGGTGTAAATATTGGGATTGGCGCCGGTGTTCTTGTGGCCGTTTAATAGAACAGTAAACTGCTGTGTGGTTATGTTTACTGATCCAGTCAATCCTCCCTTCATGGACATACTAAATGAAGGCTTGGCCATCTGGGTATTGCTAGGCTGGCCCATATTGGAGCCATATGTTCCAGATAGAGCGGGAATGACACCCGAAGCTGCCATGAGAACACCGCGAATAATAACGCTAGCCGTGTTAGGTGCAGTTAACGTTGCAATACCTGCATCACTAAATATCGTGCTTCCTGCAGACTGAGACATGAAACAGCCTAGAAAGTAAGTTCGACCAAGCGCTCCGCCGTCAACGCCAGTTCTGCTTTTCCCTACGACTCCGTTGTCTTGAACCTGCTGGGCACCAACAACAAATCCTGCGTTGGTGACCTTTCCAGTTGACGTGCTTCTCTTTTTGCCGTCTCCAATTCCTAAAACTCTACAATAAGTTAATGCCGTTGCATTCTTTAAAAATTCATTTGCCGCCAGCGGTCCAAACATTTTGCCATCGGTTGCCCCCAGGACAGCCTTGAAATCACTAAACGACCCCACTGTAACAGGGACATACGCTGGACCCTCTGTAGAGGTTCCTATCACGCCGGCAGGAACTCCAACAGGTACTCCTGTTGTCGGACCTGACAGGTCGATCTCTGCCGTGTAAACACCGGGGCTTCTATAGGTTACCTCAGCCATTTATCTTCTCCAAAAAAGTACATTTCATGAATATCTATTCCCTAGTCAAAGCTTACACCAGCATGTGTGATAATAAAGTCAATTGCTATGAACTCAACTGCTCGAGTCGGTACAACTACAATTCTTCCGTTTAGAATATTATTTTCCACATCTGTCTGAGTGTTATTGCTATCGTCCATTACGACCTTGAACTGGTCTATTCCCTGCTGGCTTTGAATTGTTGCAAGAAGCGGTGTCACCTGTGAAACAAATCTTGCACGAGTCTCAGCTGTGTTGGGCTCAAAGACAATTTTATTAGCCACAGCGACAACTTGACGCTTAACCTCGAGAAGCATTCTTCTAACGTTAACTCTATCAAGCGCGCTCTTCGCGAATTGCAATGTCTTCTGGCCAAATATCACGTATCCAGCAGTCGGGAAAGTTGCTATCGGATTAATACGCGAGTCATAAAGAGTATCCCTATCAGCGTTGTTAAGCCTCACTTTCACATTTGTAACAAAGTCTAGCGCAGCTCTATTAAAGCCTGCCGGGGCAAACCAGGGATACGCAACGCTATCGTTATATGACAAAGCTCCCATAACTGCCACCGAAGCAGGAACTGCGACGGGCCGGTTGTTAATGGGATCCTCGATACTGACATCTGGGAAGTAGGTAGCTGAGTAGTTATTGTTCACTGCTCTTCCTGCAAACTGCTCAGCTGTCTTATCAACATTTGCTGTAGTCCAAGTGGTATCTCCAAAGATTCTCACTCCGTCAGCGTTATAACTAGGAAGATCCATTACGTAAAAAGCCTTGCTGTAGCTAGACAGCCTTGATTGAAGATAGTCAGCGACAGACTTGTCTCTTATTCCGGGGATTACTATGATATTGACTCTCGACGCCATTGGGTCAGATATTATTCTAGATGCTGCTCGGTAAGAAGCAACAACTGCGTTAGTCTTTCCTGACCCCCAGATATTTTCTGAACTTAGGCCTATGTCAAGAGATCCTCCACCTGCAAGCCCGCCTGTGTCAGAAGAGCTAGCCTTGTCGTTCATTCTGGCCATATCTTTGTCGAGAATGTTAAGACCGTCAAAACCTCCGTAGAAGAAATTTGTAAACTTGGCGTATCCCGAGAAGCGATTAAAATAAACTGATGATGTCAAAGCAGCAAGTGAGGCAAACGTTAGCCTACGAGCACGAGACCCGTCTTTCACTGTGTAGTTAGATGCGTCAGGTTTTCCGTTTCTAATGTACGCTGTTTCAAGTATGTGCTCCTTGGCTGAGGCAGTTAGCACAGAGTTAGCAGTTGCCGGCAATGAATCACTGACTAGTCTGTTGTTCAAAGCGACTCTTGCCAGGGTGAACTTGTTATTATTAAACTTGTCTGCTCCAGAGCCAGTGACCAGCGCATCTAGCTTTTCTATTCCGAGGAACTTAGAATAAGATCTAAAGAGGTTGTTGATCTCTGAGCTTGCATTGGCCTTTAGCAGGGTTGAAGAATCGTCAGTGGTCGCTTTTGGTGCATTAGTAAACTTACAACCCCAGTAGAGACGACTGTCAACTAACTCTTCTGTTCCAGGCTCGCCGATGTAAGTTGGGCTTGCTGCAACTTTATTCTTGGTCACCTTAAACCTAAACGGCACAGGTGGGACTATTGACCCTGTCAGCTTGGTGGCATAATTTCCAAATCTGCCTGTAGAAGTCGACGATACGGAAGTAACTCCGACACCAGTAAGTCGTCGTGCCGACGAATTTCCGACGGTGCCCAGAGAACTAGTAGAGATATCTCTAAGTGTATCTGAAGTCTTAAGCACAGGAAGCCCTCTGAACCCGAACGGAAGTGCCGAAGCTGGAACAGCACCGTTAGCGAAATCATTACTCATAATGATTCTTACACGCGTTGATTTGTTAGGGTATTGGCCAGTTACGTTTACCTTCTTTTCATCGTCTCTCTCAGCGTCGAAGTTGTAACGCGGTCGGAAATCTCCTATTTTCTTTGCAACGAAATCGTCGTCGTTTGGATTAAGAGTGCAGTTAGAGTACTGCTCCAGAATCTGAGCGCTAGTGTCTGTGTCGCCAAATGCTCTTACCTCAACAGTAAAGCTACCATAAGGACTCTGAGGATCTGAAGATTTTCTAACGTTGCTTATGGATATCTTAAACTTATCATTTGCATACGCGCCATCTGATATTGTCTCAAAGTTGAACAGCTCAAACTCTTTCCTACCATAAGGCTGAGAGATAAACTGGGTTGTTCTTGGTGTGGTATATCGTGTGTCAAACCGACCGTACATCTGGAGGTACTCTAAGCCGCCGAGTCCTGCTGACATTGATGCAGATGCTGATCCAGATAGAAGAGCGACTGACACCCGGGAGGTGGAAGCAGCATCACCAGCCCCTGGATCAGCAACAGCTGCGATCTCATTTTGCACAGGGAAATCTGCGTAAAGAAGATGCTGTTCAACCTGAAACCTTTCTGGATCAGTATTCAAGATATTTGCGATATATGCGTCAGATGCGGGATTTAAAGATGCCGTGTATACTCTAATACCGGCTGCGCCGTCTTCGGTGTAAAAACCGGCTCCTGCTGAAGATGACACTATTAGCTTAAAGCATCCGTCAGAGTTAATCGGAACAAAGTCTCCATTCGGATTGTCTGTATTATAAGATGCTGATGCCCATGACATTATCTCAAATCTCGTCCCAGTTGGAACGAAGAGCATTCCTCTCACAAGATAGACATCTGCGTCAGCTGATGGTACATCATAGCTCTGGTTATCACTAAAGATTGGGTAACCTGCCTCCTCATTTGAAGCTGATACATAGTGTCTAGCTGCTAAAAATTGAACGCAGCCTGACCATCTTCCCATTGTGGATGACACGTGATCTCGACGGATGGATCCAGTTAACCTGAAGCCTGCCCCTTTGACTATTCCTGCTGTCTGTGTATTTGATATGTCTGTTGTGCTTTCGTTAGCGCCTGCACCTAGCACTCTTATGTACGTCAGAGCTGTCCTATGCTTTAGAAACTCTCTTACAGCATAAGGACCAAACTTTGACGGGTCTAACGTTCCGAACCTGCTTTCAAAGTCAGAGAATGATCCTACTGTGACGGGAACGAAGGCTGGTCCCATTTGTGCTGTTCCAATAACACCGGCGGGAACGCCTACAATTTCTGTCTCTCGAGCAGAAACATCAATCTCTCTCTCAAAAAAGCCAGGTGATCTAAATAACTGTTCGGCCATTAATGAGTCTCCTGTACAACTTTCTACAGCTATAACTATCGCTTAAACAAGCAAAAATCCCTAATCAGATGCAGTATCTAGTGTTGTTTGTAAATCAACTGTTATTCGCGCACTTGACACTGTCTCTCCTGATCTCTGGTGCCTAGTTAGCACCCTTACATATCTATCAGTATCTTCCCCTGTAAACGGATCTTTTATAACATCTAGAAGTCTTTCACTTCCCTGGCCACGCATGCCAGGTGTTTCACCGTCAACATTTAAATTTTCTACTTCATTTAAAACAAATTTATTTTGATCAATAACTTTTGCTGGATTATTTTCTTTTTGAATTACTTGAGTGCTAGTCTGGACATACCCAAATTCTATCTGAGGGGCTGAGTAGAATCTTCGAAACGGAGATGGTTGACCGGGATGTTCCTCAGCCAAGAGGTATGTGGGAATATCAATGTTAAATGTATATTTAATAATTCTTTCGTCCAGAGAGAAGTCAGCAAAGTTATCTTGATTTGATAGCGGACTTTTTAAATATGCAACGTATTCGTGCCCATCTCGAGACTTTATTTGGAAAGCCTGATCCTGACCGTCAAACTGAGAAAACAGAATTTCAATCATCTGGTTCATCTGCTGCATGTACTGAGTCCAGAATGTTATCTCGTAGGTTATCGTCATAAATGTTGGGTACGGAAGGGTGATTACTTCAAATATGTTATCACCAACATTGTTTCTTAAAAAATCTCCCGTAGGATCATCTTCATAAGTTAAATTATTTAAATTTCTTCTAGATGCAATTCTGCCTGCTTTAGCAACATTTCCGGGAAATATTTTCTTTTCAGCAAAGGCAGATCTCGATGCTACATCATCTTGATTTTTTATTCCTAGCTTATTTATAATTTTTTGGTAATCTCTGTCTTTATTACTTAGCCTTTTTCGAACAACGTATGATTGCTGGTCTCTAAAAGAAATAGGAGTACCGTACCCCCCTTGATCGGGTGATGTATCTATTCCCGTTCTATGTATAGAGATGATAGGCAATATAAGTGCATTGTTTCTATCCCTAATAGGCTGGCGCCTTCGAGTCAGAGCAAAGCGCTCACCAGTCGAAAATACAACTGGAACCTTGGTAGCTTGATCTTTTACTTTTACTTGAAAAGATAACCTCTTATCAAACAAGCTGAAAAGAGCACGATCAGTCTCTTCAATATTGGAAGAGGGAATATTGAAATCTTCAGGAACAACGCCCTCGTAACCGGAGTCAATTTTTCGCATTATTCATCTCCGTAAAATGAAGATCCAGCCTTTTGTGGTCGAGACTTAGGTGAGACTTCTTTGGGGCCAGTTATGGGCTTTGTGAGAACACCGTTCTGCTGTAGCGCTCTTACGTCACCTGTTACACCAGCTTTGTTCTCTGCAAATCCTCTCTGCTGATAATAGTATTTTTGAACTGCATCTGGATCTGAGTATCCTTCGTCTGTGGGACCAAAAACAACTGAGGAGAATTGACCCTTTCTTGCCTGCTTGCCAGTTAGTGTGACAAACCCCTTGTGCTCGACTTGACCGTAAATAGTATTAGAATCCGGTGCTGTTATCACCTCAAAAAATACTTCACCATAGCTAAAGAAATCACCCTCTAGTATGCTAATTTCCTTATCCAACATGTCCCTCTCCTGAACATACACTTCAATCGTATAATACTCTTCTGATCCAAAGAGGTTAGCACGAATGTCTTGAGGTTCATATTTTACCAATGCGTCAATTTCTATTGGGTTTTCAAATACTTTCTCTGAAGATTCTTCGTAGACGTCATGAATCCTAGATTTAGTTTCGGATATGGGAAAATAATATATTTTTTGACCGATAACATCTTTTACCAGCTCTTTTCCAATATCATTTATGAAATTTATCTCTCTCTCAGTGATAAAAAGCCTAGACATTTATCACCCCGTAAAAATTGCCCAGCCATTTGGCATTGGAACATACCGTAGCTGCTTATTGACAAATTCTGCTCGAGTCGCTGCTGTCTCCATTAGCTTGTCATATGTCATAGTTTCTAGCATTTCTTTAAGCTGAGTTATTAGTCCAGATTTATCTTCACGACCTTGTGAGACAAGATCACCGCCGTTAAGAGTAAGATCAGACCCTGGAACAGGAATATTGCTAAACTTAGATCGAATCAGGCCAAGCATTTCTTTGCTTATAGCAACTGAATACTGTCTTATCCATTGTTTTCCTATACTATTGATATTGCTATACTGCAGCTCACCAAAAGGTATGTCAGAAAGATTTGACACTCCTTTTATAGTGTCATCATGATAGTCGGGATTAAGAGGATCTGAAAATGATTTCACTCTTAGCCAGAGTTTTCTGGGATTTTCACCTGTAGGCTTAGGATATATTCTTATCTTTGTTCCAATTACTTTATAAGAGTAATTGGACCTTCTAACTCTATTAGAAACGTCTAGTTGGCCGGCTCTAAGAATGTCTTCGAAAACAGGGAGGACATAAAATATAGTCTCTGGAGTAAATGACTCAAAAGAAAATTCATTGTTTAAATAGTTAATTGCTGATGTTGTATCAAAAAATCTGTATGCTGCTTGTGGGTTAAAATGGAAAACTTCGCTAATTTTTAACTTAGTTCTCGGGCTTCTGCCGGCTGTTCCGTTAAAACTAGAGGAAACTATTTGATTGCCGTCAGAATCTTTAAGCTCTTTATAGATATCGTAATCTTGCTGGCCTTTTACAAGCTGGATAGATCCAGACATCATGTTGTACGATCCACCAACACCAGCTTCAGATGCATAAGGCTCAGCAAACCTGGTGAGAAAGTCTAAATTCTCCCTTGGGTACTTACCCTCTGAGCCTGACATTGTGCCGTCAGAACCGGTTGTAGGCATCCCTAGAAACTGCACAAGTTGAGATTTTGCCTGATACTGATTTAGAATTGAGCTGAATTCTAGAGTCGCTTCCTCGAGACTTGCCCATATTTGTTTCTGAGTTAGCTCTACGCTCAGAACGTCATCCCCTAATTTTCTCTTGGTAAATGTTACAACATTGTCAGCTTCAGTTTGAAACTCTGTATCATTATCAAAGAATCCAAAAGGTGTTGGTTTCGTAGTATTTGCAAAATTTGCCAACTCGGTTCTCCCACAGTGCTCTTCCAAGGATACATATTCATCTAGAACTCAGTTTAATCGCAGATTTGGGCCTAATCGATAGCTAGACTATGCTAGTTTTAAATGCTTTATAGCCGCTATGAATCAAGATAAAAATAAAAATTATTTTAAATAAAGCTAGATCAATTATCAAATTTATACTTGAACTTTTCCAAGGTTTCTTGAAAGTACAACTCGACAGTATCTTTCATGCTCTTGGTATAGTACTGGCTATATCTGACTGAGCTCTTTCTTTGTGATCCTTTGAAGTGGGGAAGCGATGTCTCTTTAGGACTAATTTCATTACATACACGTTTAAAATCCTGACTTAGATTTTCAAATCTAATAAGGTAATCAAGATCTGCTAAGAAGAACTCCCCAGACCAATCTGAGAACCATTGGAGAACTGTTTTTTCAGTATCTGACGGTCTAGAATATCCGGAAAAATTTGCAGGTAAATTTAAGAAGCTTTCAAATTTATATTTTAAATCTTTAACTGAGTCCTGAGATGTCGGTGCCATCCATGATTTTTGCTTTTTTAATATTTCTTCTTGCTTTTGTTGAGAAAATGTTGCCACGCTAGAGACAGGAACATTAAATGACCACCAGAAATATGAAACTAAAAGATCAAAAGGATTTCTAACCATAGAAATAGTTTTAAATTCGCTAGTATTAAAGCCCTTTTTAGAAAGATCTAACGGTGATGTATGTTCTTCGTAGATTATCCCGTCACAAAGGTTAAGCTTCTTATAACCCTTTTCCCAAAGATCCTCTCGGCCATTTTTCTTAAGATACTCTAGAGCTTCTTTTCCAGATATGACTCTTTGTGATTTCCAGTTATTCCTAGGTGAGATATCGTAGTCAACTGAATCGATCTCATCGAGAATCACACTTCCAGTAATAATATCTTCCTCTCCGCAAAACCTAGTTAGTGCTATCTCGACACTAGTTCCGGCTGTCTTAATAGGTTTGAAAAAGATAAACCCCGTTGTAGAAGATATAATCATAAGATGAAGCAAGCGCTATAAAGTGATTATACAGTGTAAAAAAGACAATAATAAAAAAAATGGCGGCTCCCTATTAGGGAGCCGCCAGGATTTATCAGCTAATCTTTTGACTAGATGACGTTAAGATCCATAACAGTAACTGTACCGTAGAAGTCAGCTCTAACCATCTTCTTACCGTAGCGAGTCATCACGCCCTTGCGGGGTGTGAAATCTTCCGGTGCGAAGATTGTAGGAGTGACAATCAGCGGAACATAAGGTGCGTAAACGTACCCTGTTTCAAGGTAGCTTCCGCCCTTGTAGCCGACGAGGATCTTGTTCCGTGGGAAGTAAGGATCCTTGTAGACTGTAAAGCGGTTGCTAAGTGTACCAATCGGAGCAGCTCCGAGGGTAAACGGATTGCCAACCTGACCCTGTCCATCAAGACTGTAGTTCGGCTTGTAAAGAACCGAAGCTTCAAAGATGGTAGATACCTCAGGAGAGGTAACCAGGAAGTTCGCAGAACCACGCAGGGTCTTACGATGAATCTGGTTTGCAACATCAATGATAGTCTCAACAAGTGTCTCGTACCATTCGCGAACTGTACCGGTAAATGTCGGTCCAGAAGCTAGGGTGCTTGCCTTGTTTTGAGCAGTTCCGCTCTCCTTGTTGACGAACTTACCAGGCATTCTTGACCAGTAGTAGTTAGCGCCACGAGCCTCAGTAAGAAGATCGTTAAGGATTTCACGATCAATCTCAAGTGCTATCTGCTCAGAGAGGATCTGTGTAAGCTCAACCTCAGCGTCAAGGCTGTGGTAAGCGTTAAGATCCTGTGCGAGCTCAGGTGACCAGCGGGCACGAAGCTTACGGGTCTGAGCTGTTACAGCTATGCTCTCGATCTTGATATCGATGTCTGGAATGGCTGGGCTTGGGCTTGCGCCAAAGTCTGACTCAAACGTTGGAATGGTAAGAGTATCACCATCAGTGCTGTTAACATTAAGACTGGCACCAACTGCGTAAGAGCAAGAGATGTCAGCAGTAGTAGTAGCAGCAGCACTTGGGCCACCGTAACCACCAGAAACAACGCATAGGAATGCGGCATTTGTAGTTGCTGTAGTTACAAACGGATCTGTTGTCCAGGTTCCTGAATCACCATCATATATTCCAATCTGGTTGAGTCGACGAAGGTTAAGAATATTCTTTCCACCCTGCCAGGAAGCACTAAGGACAGCAATACCGTCAGCCATGTTGACATATGGAGATACGCCCGAGCCGCCTCGAGGAAGAGCATCTCTGTCTGGGTTGCGATTAGCTGAAAAGAGTGACCAATCCTTGAACTGTGTAAGATCGAGACCTGAGACAGCTGACCACTTCGTAAGGTCAAAGATGAGGAACTGGAACATTCCGTTAGCTGATGCTTGACCAGTAGTACTGAGGTTATCCTCAATGGTGGTCAAAACCTGCGGATCGAACTGTAGAACCTTAGCATCTGTACCCGTAAGTGCACAGTTTAGTCCAGACTGAAGAGCTGTGTTGCCCTGCCACGCACCAGATGCAACAAGTTGCATTCTTGAGGTAGAAGAAGTTCCGCTAATAGTCTTGTGAACCTTAGAGTAGGTTGTACCAACCAGATCGTACTGACCACCAGTAGCCAGAGATCCTGAACGGACGCCCTTGCCTGTGGGAAGGTTGTAGATTGATTGACCCTTACGATAGGTCTCAGCTCCCGCTGTTCCCTCAGCACCGGTCTTAAGATCAGCATCGCCACCGACGTTTGTACCGTAGGTGTAATCCAGATAGAAGAGCAGTCCGGAAGGAAGGCTCATTGGCTGAATAGATACAAGCTCATTGGAGACAAGGCCACCGAAGACGCGACGTACAATCGGGAATGCGATGTTTGTAAAGCCGCGGATATCACCTGAAGAGGTAAGATTTCCGCCACCAGTTGAGAGGCTGTTTTGCTCACGAAGGAGCTGGGCAGCCTGGTTTTCCAGCAGACGTGACATGGTTTCACGACCGTGATCTTCGAGCCCACGAAGAAGGCCTGTTCGAGTCCATTTCTCGGTCAGACGTCTTCCTTCAGCTCCAACATTACGATCCCGAATACCTTCGGTCAGCTGGTTAAGTGTGAATGATTTTGACATTTTTTAAAATTCTCCTTAAAAATGTAAATTATGTGCAGTTGTTTATGCTTCTGAGTTATCTATCCCAGCAAGTCTTGCCCATCGGTCAACCTCTCCAGCAACAGAATCAACAGATGCCCGTCCTGTTGTGCGAGAAGATGATCCTAGAACACGATGTGCTGAGGATTCCTTAAGAACCGCCTTGTCCTTTGAAAAGGATTCGGTCAACGTTCTATATACTAGCTTAACCTCTCTCAAACTCTTTGCATTGTCAATTGACTCGACAACAGAATTTCTCTGCGCAGCAGATACATCCTTGTTTTGTAAGAGCTTATTTACGTAAAGAAGCTTTGCGTTAAACAGATTGAGATCTGTTAGTTGCTCACGAAGTGTTTCAACTGCACTTCTGTATTCATTGAGCTTGTTTGCGAGAGCTCGATTTCTACGTCTCTCATCTTTCACAGCCTCAGAAAGCTTGTTAAGAGTTACCTTTAGGACATCTCCTGAAGCTTTTCCTCCGCCATATGAACCGTCAACGCCTGTTTTTCCGCCGCCGGTGCCACCATAAGCACCCTTGAGGCCGGCTTTTCCGTCGCCCTTGCCTCCCCAGCTATCAGACATATCATTTTTAATTCCTTTTACCTTTGTGAGCTCCTTAGCTTCATTAATCTTCTTTCTTAAGCTTCTCAGCTCAGCGACTAATGACTCCTCGTCGATATCAACAAGCTCATCAAGATCAATCTCTTCATCTTCAACGTCGACATCAACGTCTTCAACATCCTCTTCTTCGACGTCGACATCGAGCTCAAGCTCTTCTTCCTCATCGGGAACAAGGCGAGCAGCAAGCTGAACATCGTCAGGCAGCTCTGCATCTCCAAGATCAATCTCTATAACATCTTCACTGAGGAGGTCTATGCCAAGCTGACTCATAAGCTCTTGAAGTGTGACGTCGCTGTCAGCGCCTTCGTCTGCATAGTCACGGCGACTTCTGGACTCATCGCCCTTGTTTCCACCATACTTTTGCTCTTCTTCCATGTGATCCTCATCATGATCAGCCTCCATGTAATCACGACGGCTTCTGGACTCATCGCCCTTGTTTCCACCCCATTCGCCTTCATCGACTGAGTCTTCGTAATCACGACGGCTTCTGGACTCATCGCCCTTGTTTCCACCATATTTTTGGCGCTGCTTTTCATCAAGCATACTGCTTGTCATGCTAGCTAGTTCTTCTAAATCTACCTCATAAAGGACTTCAGCGTTTGGCATTTGGGAGCTCTCCTGTTTAGCTTGTACTTCATTATTTATCTCTTGGTTTTCAAAAAAGTCAACATTTTGATTAAGTTTATTAGCAATAGTGGACAATTTTTTTCTATCCTTCTCGTCTAGAACACTAACAGATTCCTTTAGAGCATCTTTTACTGCATCTTGATCAGCAGAGATTTGTTCTCCGCTAAACATTTCTAAAAGAGAAACTAGGGCGTCCTCGCTTAGCTCAACGAGGTCATCATTTTCCCCAGAGATATTTACGACATCTGCAGCAACTTCGCTTAAAATATCAGCATCGTCAGCATTGGTATTGTCTTGATTTAAAAGCTGCTCTTCAATAAAACTTCTAATTTTAGGAGTAACAGCTTCAATAATTGCATTTTTAGCATTCTGCTCTGCTGTTTCTTTGAGCAGCTTTGCTTCAGCAATTGCTTCAGTAAAAAGTGTATTCGACATAATCAACTCTCTTCAGTCTTTAATTATTCTGCTCCAGGCAAACTTTCACCACTGAATTCATTATCGATTTCATCAAGCTTGTTTAAAAGACGCATAATTCTAACTCTCTGTCTTAATAGAGATCTTTCTGCAGGGTCTAAGTCAACAATATCATTAAATGAATAAATGTGAATATCTTCATCTTCTAAATATCCTAGAGGGGCTCTAGAAGATCCGTATTGTGTTCCTGTTTTTCTTCCCGGCCCTGTAGTATTAAAAGCTTGGCCAGCTGTTCCTGTTCCTAGCGGCGGGCCAGACAAACCGTTAGGATAAAGGACTTTAGAAGAAAAAGGAGCTATTGACTTAGAGGCAGCTGGTAGCTTTCCACCTTTTGGCCTCGGGATCGTCTGCTCTCCCAGGCCAAGGTCCCATCGATTGCTAGAGCTCCCTACAGATCCCCTGTCTGCCCTTGGCCAAAATGCTGGGTCTGGATCGACGTATGCCTTGTTGACCATTCTTATAAACTTATCAAGCTCATCCTGGTCAAATCCAAAATCCTCGTCTTCAATCCCAGTGTCCTCAGCAGGCTCTGTGTAAATGCCTGTGACTGAGGATCCCATGGGAAACTCTGACCCAAGGCCCGTTCCCATGCTAGGAATTTTTTGACTTTTTCCATAGCCCATCCCTGCTCGAGGGTCACCTGTTGCAGATACAGAGTTATAGTACAAGGGCTTTGTCATTTAATAAATCTATCCCGATGACCCTGGGTAAGACCTTCCAAGCATATAATTTCCTAGTGTCTGAGATTCAATCCCGTCGCTAGTCACATTTGGAGAAACTGTCCCGCCTAAGCCTGAGCCATATTCTGGTGCACTTGCTGGGACAGTTCCCTGATAAGAAGCAATGGCACCCGCCGTTGTCACCCCGGCACCGGGAGATGTTGGGTTAGGTACATACGGTGTGGCGGGCAATCCGCCGCCACCAGTCTTGACTTTTGCTAGGTCCGGTGCGCCTCCAAGCGGATTGTTCGGATCAGTAAAGCTTGCTACAAAATTAGGAAACCCGTACCCATCGGTTACACCGCCGTCCATCACAGTCTGATATGCTGCTGTGACGTTGGCATCTGTCATATCACCCTTATAAATGGGAGATTCAGGAAAGATGGCATGGAGATTGCTCTCTTTTCTTGCACCTTTCGGCTTGTCTGGTGGGTTTGCAGGTTCTACAATAGTCTGTGGTTGAAGTGCCATGTTAAAAACCTCCGTTACTCTTCATAATATACTTATGCACGATCTTAAAAAATACTTGAGGAATCTTTCGATATTTTAAAAAATTAATTAAATGCCCTTATTATTCCGAGTCCGGAATAGACGGAACAATCGTGCCATCATCGAGCACCATGACGTGACTTGTCTCATGGCCACCAGCTTGCGCCTCAGCATAAAGAGCAGCTGCTTTCTCTATTAGGCTAGCTGCCAGCTCTTCGTCACCGGTAGCTGCAGCTGCTTCTGCTGCTTGGCTTGTAGCCAGAGCCTGATCAGCTAATCCTAGATTTGACGGGCTTGTCCAGTCAATAGGTGGCGGTTCATAGACAATAGGTGGCGGCGGAAAGAGAGGAACATCAGCCCGTTCATAGGCAGCTCCGTATGAAAGATAGCCCGGTGAGCCGTCTAGCATATAGCCTACAAGTGTCTGAGACTGAATCTTTAGACTTGTCACAGAGGGCATAGAGTTCTCAGATGTTGCATTGTGTCCCGAGCCGTATAAAGACGATCTAATCTCAGGGATGTCTCCCGTAAAAGGTATGCCATCAATTCTCGGATTGGGAACAAACGGGCTCGCAGGATCACCTGCCTCTTCCCCGACTCTAACTTCTACGCGAATATCAGGGGCTAGGCCTTCGCCTTCAATGTAATAATCTGTTGTAAAAGATGAGAATCCAAAGCCGCCGCCGTCGCCTGAAGCTATTGGGTGAGAAGCATCAAGCACAAAATTTTGATAAAAAGATCTTAATTCGTCGTCAGTATTGGGTATCTCTGCACTAAAAGACTCTCTAAGGGTAGCAGTGCTACTTTTCCCTAGTGCTCTCTCTGTAGCAGCCACCTCTATGATTGTTTGATGTATTCTATCGTATTCTGACATGTGCAAAACCTTTCACATTATACGTATTATGACTCGGGCGTTTCTCCAGAAGATTCATCAGCCGGGGCTGACTCAGGCGGGCTGAGCCAGTCAGAAATAAACTGATCTGCAATATCGTTGTTAGAAGTATCTGCAGGCTGCTGCGGAGATACTGGCCCAGAACCATAGCCAATCGAAGTCTGTCCAATATTTACGTCATCTGAAACTATAGATGTTTGATTTATGTAGGAGGCACCTACAACGTTGCTTACCCCCGAAGGGGATGATACCGGTGTGGGTCTCGGCCAGACAGATCCATCGCTTGCCTTAGCAGATGATGGCATTCCCCCAGCATCTTCTGCTGTAGCAATTATTACGCCGTTCGGTGCTCCTTCAAGATCGAGCGCCTTTGTCTGAACAGGCTCGCTGGTTGCTGACTCAACGTAGAGCATTGTGTAACTGGAAAAATAATATCCACCAGTGCCCGCTGTGGCTCTCATAACGTTGTCTAGATAGAAAGATCTTAAGTCCTCATCTTTCATCTGCCCTGTGAGCGAAGTAGAATTAGCAGGAACTGGTGATGCGGGAAACGCAGAGGCTAAAATTTGACCTCGACGAGAGCCCTGTGTATTACCACTGGGTGCCAAGGGATTAACTACTATCTGATGCTCATTGGGCATTTTGTCTACCTACGTTACGTCAGGCGAGGTGTCAAGCCTTCCTGCGCTGTCTGCACCCCATGATTCGTGATTTATAGAAGACCTGCCTAGCCTAAGTGTTCTAAAGTCTTGAGAAGATATTTCTTCTGACGAAACCCCAGGATCAAGCGGAGACTGGTTTCCCGCTCCAAAACCATTGGATGTCTGCTTTATAACAGGTCCTGACCATTGCTGCTGGTAAGAAGGCGATGCTCCAACTGTGCTGTGCGTGCCTGCTGGGTCAGTGTTTGCAGGAGAGCTAATTACTGTCGGCACAGGCCAAGAAGTCCCATCAAGTGCCTCGCCCTTTATAGGCGCGCCCTGTCCTGCATTGAGTATTGCGTCGGGTCCGTCAGCAGGTATCTCTGATATCATTGGTGCGTGTGTGTAGGCTGGGCTAAATGAAGAGAAGCAAAAGCCCGATAGCGTCGTACCATTTACAACAGATGTAAAGTATTCCTGTGTTAAACTCTCATCGTCTAGCTGGGGATCGGAGTCATCTTCGGGTGTGCCCGGCGTCCCTGAAACTGAGACTGGTGAATTAGGGAAAGACCCCGCGATTATTTCTATGGTTCTTCCGCCATAATCCTGGGGAGTCGGATTTGGCGGATCGGGCTCTACCATTATCTCATTTCCGCCCGACACCTCTAGATATCCTTAAGAATTCTAGACTTTATAGCATTTCTTGCTTTTGCAATATCATCTGCTTTTTTTCTTAGTTTCATTTCAGTAATTCCTAGCTTTTTAAGAAAATTTACGTGATTAACCAGATTGTCTCCTCCGGACCAGGCATCTTCCACAGTCTCTACAGAGTCAGTGGGAATAACCTTCCCCTTTAGCATTTTTGACTTTTCTTCACTAATAATTTTTTTAAGCGTTTCCATTGTTAGCTTTTTTGACATAGAATCCTCCACCTAACGTATTCATACATATATTTTAAATAAAATAGTTGACAAATAATTCACTTATTTGTAGGGTCAGCAAAGGCTAGCTGTGCCCACTTAGAAGAAGACTCTCCGAAAAGATCCTCCGGAGAAGATCTTGCTACCTCTAGCGCTGCTCTATCACCGCCGGCTACAGATGAAACGGGGATTGTAGGAGTAGCACCATCAGCACTTATTTGCTCCTGCAGAGTAGTCTTTGCTGTATCAGCCAGAATTGACGAAAGAACTGGGTCTGAAGTCATATTACTAGTTGCTTCCTGAATATTTCTTTCAAAGTTGTTGTTAGACCTGACACGACTTTCTTCTCTATCTTCCGATGACCAGCCCATTTTATCTAGCCCCATTCTTCTCGCAGCGCTAGAGCTTATTTTTTTTGAGGAGATCTCTTTCTTTTCCCCTCTAGCATCATTGAAGCTTCTGAATTAGATCTACCTTCCTTTAAAATTTCAACAAGGCCTTCCTTTACAATTTATTTTAACACGTCTCCTGA